GATATGCGTGAAGCACAAGTTGAAACTGTTGCCGCATGGATAAACAACCGTTACAGCATTGTTCTTAAGGCTCGCCAGATCGGTTTTTCTACACTGGCTAGTGCTTATGTGTTCTGGGTCACGTTCTTTTGGAAAGATCGTTTTGTGATCATGTTGTCACGTACTGAACGTGAAGCAATGAAACTGTTAGCCAAATCCAAGTATGGGTTTAAGTTTATGCCAAAATGGATGGTTCTACGTGGACCAAGCATCATTGACAACAACCAACTAAAAATGTCTTTCTCCAACGAATCAGCCATTGAATCATTACCATCAGGTAACGACCCTGCCCGTGGCGAATCGGTATTCCTCGTTGTAGTTGACGAAATGGCGTTCTTGCCTAACAGTGACGAGGCATGGGCTTCTATTGAACCCATTGCCGACGTTGGTGGACGAGTCATCTGCCTCAGTACCGCTAACGGCGAAGGCAACATCTTCCACGAACTGTGGGTTGGTTCACAAACTGGTAACAACGAGTTTAAAGGTATTTTCTTTCCTTGGTCAGCATCGGATCGTGACGATGACTGGTATGAAGCCAAGAAACGCCAACTGCCTGACTGGCAGTTAGCGCAAGAATACCCCAGTGACCCTGATGAGGCTTTTATTCGCTCTGGGCGCCCCGTATTTGACATTGACGCACTACGAGCCCTAGAAGTAGAAGAACCTGCCAGAGGCTATTTGCATGTGTATTCTGATAAACATATTGAGTTCCGTGAAGATGGTGGCGAACTAGCCGTATGGCAGTTCCCTGAAACAGGTGGACTGTACTGTATTGGGGCTGACGTTGCAGAAGGCTTAGGTCACGGCGACTACAGCACAGCNCACATTATNAACGCTTATACACAAGAAGTGGTCGCCCACTGGCATGGTCATATTGACCCTGACCAGTTTGGCGAACACGTCCTGTACAACCTAGGGCTGTGGTATCACGGCGCCTTAGTGGGTGTTGAGTCCAACAACCACGGATTAACAACTTTGAAGGCAATACAGCGTACGGGGTACAAGAACATTTTCCGGCAACGCCGTTTAGCCCAACGTAACCCTATGCCTACAGAAATATTGGGTTGGCGAACTACAGCAGCGTCTAAACCTTTGGCTATTGACGAATTAAACGCCACTATTCGTGATGGTTTAATGGATCTTAAATGTGAACGCACTATTGCCGAGATGAGAACGTTCATTCGTGAGGCTAACGGCAGAACCCACGGTTCACCTCACGACGACCGTGTAATGTCTTTGGCTATAACAAACCAGATGCTTAAATATGTTTGGTTGCCCGAATACCAGATTTCTCAAGAAGCACCAAAGAACAGTATGGCTTGGTGGTCCAAACATTTGCCTAACAAACAGCAACCAAAGTTTGTTATGGGTTCATTCTCTGCCCGTAAGTGACAAAGTTATCTAATACTATGGCGATTTATACTTGCAAAGACTGCTCATTAAAGTTTGAACACGACGATTTGCCTCGTCGTGGAGAATATTGTTTCAAATGCCACCTAAGTGGCATTCGTTTAGGGTTTACGTACGGCAAAGAAGACTTTCATGGACCCACCATTGGGGAACGTGCACGTTTACAGGTAGCCCAAGCAGAAGCAGCCGGCATCAAAGCCGAACCAGTCGGAAGCCGTTGGATCTAATGAATTGGGCTGTCGCTATTGTTGTCGCAATAATTACTGGACCTACTGTGGTTTTACTACAAATGTTACGGCGAGAAAACACTGCACAACATGGAGAATCCCGTGAACTACTACACCACATGGTTCTTAAAGTAGACCGTGTTGACGAAAATTTGAATACCCACATCAAGGAGCACAACAATGGTAATAAGATTAACTGAACAACAAAAAGCAATGGTTGCATCGTACGCACGTTCGGCTGTAGGTGCCCTAGTGGCCGTATACGCTACAGGTAACCATAACCCTAGCGACTTGGCTAAGGCTGCTTGTGCAGCATTGTTGCCACCATTGATGCGTTTTGTCAACCCTAAAGATGGTGCGTTTGGTATTGGTGGCAATAAGTAATGGCACGTAGCAGCAACCCAGAGTTGCTCAAACGTTATCGCATGAAACTTAGCCAATGTAAGCGAATGCGCAAACAAGAGCAATGTGACGATACGTGGAAACGTATGTTAGATCTTTATCGTGGACGACATTACGAAAACTATTCTGACGAAGATCGCCTGTTGGTAAACATGGCGTTTTCTACAATTAACGTTATTGCACCCAGCGTTTCTATTAACCACCCTAAAATTACTGTTTCTGCTAGGCGTCCAGAGGACGCTGACAAGGCTACCGTCACCGAGGCTATTGTTAACTATTGGTGGCGACACTATGGGTGTCAGCCACAGTTTCGTTCTGCTGTAAAGGATTTCCTAATCTTTGGTCACGGCTGGGTTAAAGTTGGTTACCGTTTTGTTGAAGAAGAACGAGTTAAGAACGCTGACCCTAATGTTGAAGAAAACGATGTTGTTGATCTAGTACCTGAATCCAACATGGAAACAGAATTAATCATACTTGAGGATCGCCCCTTCATTGAACGCATTAGCCCTTTTGACATGTTTGTTGATCCAGACGCAACATCAATGTATGATGTGCGCTGGATTGCGCAACGTATCAAACGACCTTTAATGGACGTTAAAAACGATCGCAGATACAACTCTACTGCACGTTCCGAAGCACAACCAACACTATATTCTAAATACAGTGAAGATACGCAAATCAAACAACCATATGGGGAAGAACGTGATTCTTACGTTGAAGTGTGGGAATGGTATGACATAACAAAAAAAACTATGGCAGTTTTTTGCGATGGTCCAGACAAATTCCTGATTGCACCAACAAAGATTCCGTTCTCTTTCGGTCACCCTTTTACAATGCTCAGGAACTACGAGGTTCCAGAACATTTCTACCCGATGGGCGAACTAGAAGCAATTGAGTCTTTACAACACGAACTAAACGCCACACGTACACAAATGATGAATCACCGCAAAAGGTTCTCACGCAAATGGCTGTACAAAGAATCTGCTTTTGATCCTGATGGTCGTTCTGCCCTAGAGTCCGACGAAGACAACATTATGGTACCCGTATCGGGTGACGAACCTCTTAGCGGTGTGATTGTGCCAATGCCGGCAGTTATCAGCCCGCCAGAGTTCTACAACCAATCAAACCTTATTTCTAGCGACATGGACCGTGTGTCTGGTATCTCGGATTACATGCGTGGTGCAATGCCTGAGATCCGTCGTACCGCCACTGAAGCAGGCATTGCAGCGGATGCCAGCAATGCTAGAGCATCAGACAAGTTGGCTGCTATTGAATTGTATATTGGTGCTGCAGCGCAACGTCTCGTTGCGTTGGCACAACAATATATGACTGGTGAACAGGTTGCTCGTGTTGTTGGTTCTAACGCAATACCTTTGTGGGTAACGTTTGATAGCGATTACATCAAAGGTGAGTTTGACTATGAGGTAGAGGGTGGTTCTACTGCCCCTGTTAACGAGTCGTTCCGTCGTCAGATGGCTTTGCAAATGGTTGATGCTATGGCTCCTTTCGTGGGCGCAGGTGTAGTTGACATGGCTGCTTTGGCTAGACATGTGTTGCAGTTCGGGTTTGGTATTAAGTCTCCTGAGGCGTTCCTTGCTGGACCGCCACCTCAACAGGAGATGAGTCCCGAGCAGGGTGGTATGCCACCTGATCAGGGAGGCATGCCACCACAAGGTATGCCACAAATGCCACCACAAATTCCACAGGAACAACCTATGGCTGAGCAAGGTGGGATGCCACCAGAATTGGCAGCAATTCTTGGTGGCGCTGGCGCAATGCAATAAATGTTACAAACTTACATCTATCTATAGGAACAACCGAGTAAGGACTCCATGAGCGATACAAATGAATATGCAATCACTGAAGTAGACCCCACATTAGATGGACAAGTTGAAAGTGTTGAAAGCGAACCTTCTGTAAACAGTACTGAAGATTACTTTTCTTGGGATGAGTATGCTGATCGTAAGGTCAAACTACCCGTCGGCGGAGAAGAAATTGAAGTATCTTTAAAGGAGGCGTTGGCTGGTTACCAGCGTCAAGCGGATTATACCCGCAAGACACAGGACCTCAGTCAGCAGAAGCAACAAGTACAGTTTGCTAGTGCCTTGCAAGAAGCATTGGATAAAGATCCTGCATCTACAGTTGAGTTGTTACGAAACCATTACGGTTTAAACAATGAGGTTGTTGAAGAAGACGAATATATGGACCCTTGGGAAAAACAGTACCGAGAAGTCAATAAACGTTTGCAGTCTTTTGAAGAATCACAAGCATTGCAAGATATTGAAAAAACTGTTTCTAGGTTGCAGAATAACTACGGTGAGGATTTCGATCCTAATGAGGTTGTTGCTAAAGCCTTAGCAACTGGTAATAACGATTTGGAAGCCGTTTATAAACAAATTGCTTTTGACAGACTTTGGGAGAATCAAAAACAGATGAATGCTAAAAGTCAGAAAGAAAAGCAAATTGTTGAATCTAAACGGCAAACAGGAATTGTTTCTGGTGCTGGAACTTCAGCAGCAACAACTACATCGTCTTCTGCGCCTGTCTCTTCTTTAAGAGACGCTTTTGATTTGGCTAAACGCCAACTCGGAATTTCAAACTAATCACATCTACTATAGGAGGCTACAATGCCGGGAAATGCTAACTTTGATGCACTCTTGTCAACCACGCTTGCGAACTATCGTTCACAACTTACTGACAACGTGTTCACCGCTCGTCCACTTACTTACACCCTTATGGAAAAGGGTCGTATCCGTATGCTTAACGGCGGAACTAAAATTGTTGAACCACTGATCTACGGTCAGAACGATACTGTTAAATCGTACTCTGATTACGATTCAATCAACCTTACACCTCAGACGGGTATCTCGGCTGCCGAATACGATTGGAAGCAGTATGCTGCTTCAATCTCAATCAGCGGTATTGAAGAAGCCAAGAACAATGGTGAAGCAGAAATTATCAACCTTTTGGAAGCAAAAATTATGCAGGCTGAAGAGTCGTTGCGTGAAGGTTTCAACCAGATGTTCTTCTCTGATGGTACTGGTAACAGTGGCAAAAACTGGAACGGTCTTGGAAACCTTGTTGAGGCTTCGGGTACCGTTGGTGGTATTGACCGTGCAGGAACAGGCAACTCTTTCTGGCAGTCATACGAAGAGAACACTGCAACCGCTTTGACTCTTGCACAAATGGCTACCGCTTACAACACCGTTTCTGTTGGTAACGATCACCCAGACACAATCCTTACTACCCAAACTTTGTTTGAAAAGTATGAAGCATTGCTACAACCAAACTTGCGTTACACTGACACTAAGACTGCTGATGCAGGCTTCCAGAACTTGTTGTTCAAGGCTGCCCCAATCATGTACGATGTGCATTGTACTGCTGGTGTAATGTTCTTCTTGAACACCAAGTACATTACGCTTGTTGGTCATAGTGCTAAGTGGTTCCAGCAGACCGATTTCATCCGTCCAGAAGACTTGGATGCTCGTTACGCTTTGATCATGTGCTACGGCAACTTGACTGTCCGCAACTGCAAGAAGCAAGGCAAGTTGACCGGTAAAACGGCATAACTGAAAGTGGGGGGGAAACCCCCCACATTCTTATTTCTATTCTTTAAACAAATCATCTATTAATTAGGAGGCAATATGCCACTCGTAGGAAACACCACATCAGGAGCACTCACCCGTACCCGTATCGCAGACTACATTGCTGCATCAGAATCAGTAACCGTTGTTGCTGTAACTGATGCTAACCGTGTAGCAACTAGCGCAGAACTGGTTCTTAGCAAACTGTTTACACAAACACCAACTGCAAGCCGTACTTTTACTACACCGACTGCTGCGGATCTTATTTCGTATTTGACGGACGAAGTTGTTGGAACATCATTTGAGTTTACTATTGTAAACCTTGCTCCTGCAACATACACCGTTACGGTAACTGCCGGAACCGGCGTCACTGTAGTTGGCGTTGCTGCTGTAGCAGCAGTAACATCAGGAACTTTTATTGGTGTTGTAACAAGCACCAGCGCAGTTTCTATCTACCGTAAGTAATATTTAATCGGTGGTGGTGGACTAGTAACATCGGAGTATGGACAACTAGCCACCACCACTATTATTTTTTAAAAACAATTGGGAGTG